AATCTTTCTGTGTATAATGCCGTGGGTCATTCTGGCCTTTCGGTCAGAGGGACTACGATTACAGGATTTGATGAGACAACTTCGGTTACAAAGAAACTCCGTAAGCCAGAAGCAGTAATCAAGCCACTACTAGATGGTGGTAAGATTTATCTCCGCAAGGTCATGGAGAATATCAAAACTACAGAAACAAAGGCAACGGGTCGTATCAACATGGATACAATCTTGTTGAGAGTGGTAAAATGAGTGCTACACATGCTATGATTTGGGTGGCGATCTATATGGGTATGATTACAGGAGTATTGGCCGTGGTCATTGTGATTGCTGCCACATACTACGACTTCAAGAATAAGGACAAAAAATGACAGAGAAAGTAATCGAGTTTCCAAAACACAAGGTCGTCAGGGATGTTCCTGGTGAGGTGCTAGAGGAACGAAATCGCCGTGCTGATCAAAAGATGGCGGACACTATTGTTGATGAAATCACTGGCATGGTTATCACCGAACTAGATAACTATTATGTTGAGATTGAGAACAAGCAATTCACTAAGGACTTTGTTCTCGTTCTAGATGCCCTCAAGGCCGCCGTGTATCGCTCGTTTGGTTTGCCACACCACTTACATGACTTTATTGATGACAATGTAAAGTTGATTGAAGGTAAGGAAGGTATGACTAAGGAAGAATTGAAAGAGAAAATTGAGTCGGTAATGGCGGAACTTACCGCAGCCAAGGACGACCTTGACAGCGACGAGGAATAGTGCTATACTATAATCCTCACTAAGGAATTATCATGAACTATATGCTTATTGACCTAAACCAGGTTCTAATCTCTAATCTGATGCAGCATCTAAAGATGATCACCAAGGAACAGACCATGTCCGAGGATCTGATCCGTCATATGTGCATCAATACCATCCGCTCAAATGTAAGACAGTTTCGGTCAAAGTATCCGAACATTGTGCTTTGCTGTGACTCCAAGCATTACTGGCGCCGTGACGCCTTTGCTTTCTATAAGAGCCAGCGTAAGCATGACCGAGAAGCCTCTGGGCTTGATTGGGGAATGATCTTTGATGTCCTCAACCGTATTCGTGATGAATTGCGTGACAACTTTCCATACAAGACCCTCAATGTAGAAGGTGCAGAGGCGGACGATGTTATCGCCGTCTTGACTGCCCGTCTATCTGCACATGGCAACGTCCTCATTCTTTCGAGTGATAAGGACTTTGGGCAATTACAGAAGTATCCTAATGTTACACAGTATTCCCCTATTCTAAAGCGTTTCATCAAGATCGACAACCCAACACAGTTTATCCGTGAGCATATTCTCAAGGGTGATCGTGGTGATGGCATTCCTAACTTTCTCTCGGCTGACAATACCTTTGCTGCTGGTGAGCGTCAGAAGCCCATTAGCAGCAAGAAACTACAGGTATGGGTGACGCAGGATGCCAATCAGTTTTGCACTACGGATGATATGCTTCGTGGTTATAAACGTAATCAGATGTTGGTTGATTTTGACTATATACCTAATGAGATCCAATCTAAGATCGTCTCGGCTTTCGAAGAAACAAAGCCAGCGGCCAAAGAGAAGATGCTAACCTATTTTATTGACAAGGGTCTCAAGGTTATGATTGAGTCAATAAGCGACTTTTGAGGATACTATGGCACTAAAGAATATCTATGAGGTTCTTAACGAGTTTAAGACCGTAAAGACAAAGCAGGAACGTATTGGAGTGCTGCGGAAGAATGAGTCATGGGCATTGAAAAGTGTCCTACAAGGCGCATTTCATCCTGACATTAAATTCAATACGAAAGTTCCTGACTATAAAAAGGTTGACGTACCACCAGGTATGTCGTATGATCACATGACAAGCGCAATGCAGCGTGTATATTTGTTTCATGAAGGCAACCCCAAGGCACCCGCAGGCTTAACAGATAAGCGCAGGACAGAACTCCTTATCCAGATTTTAGAATCTCTTGAGCCGCCGGAGGCTGAGGTGTTTACCAACATGCTACAGAAGGATCTAAAAATTCCATATCTAACACAAGGACTGGTGAATGAAGCGTTCGAAGGATTATTACCAAAATCGTAAGATGTTAAAGGAGTTGCAGTATGACAAGATAAGATTTAAGCCCAAGATCGAAGATATCGAAACTTGGTTTGTCATACTGAATGAACAACTCTTTGGTAATAAGCTAGAACCTTTTCACAAGATTGCTATCAAAAGACACAAAGATGCACATGCATATTTCAACTTTTGGACAGGTAAAGACAAAGACAGACCACCAGAATTGTCTATGGATAAAATCTTTATGAACAAGAAGATGTTTGTGGAGATATTAGCACATGAAATGATACATCTATTTCAACATCAATTCAAAGAACCACTAGGTCACGGCCCATCCTTCTGGGTGTGGCGTGACAATTTTAGCTTTAAAGGACTAAAACTTTACAAGGTAGCATGATATGAAACAGCATAAGTCACACAATCCTATTGATCCACTTTACGCTGAACTACAGGAAGAAGATCGCAAGTATGGTGGCAAGCGATTAGAAAGACCACAATCAGAGGTCTCTAAGAAGCGACCACTACGCAATCTCAAGAAAGCCTGGATGGAACATACGGAAGACTTTGATGAAGTTGATGATTTTTACGAACATTGAATGTATACAAAAAAGTGCTTGACAATCTGTTCCATCCGTGTATAATATAAGTCATATTCTCGTGGAAGGAATACATCATGTCAAATCCTGCTGCTCCTAAGATTCTCAATGATATCGTGGCTGCTCTTTCTACCGCTAATATCAATGCGGTCACTGATGATGATGAAGGTCGTGTCAATAGTAAGAAAGACGAAGCTAATGTTATCAATTGGCTTCTGAAAAACAAAAAGTTTAAAAATAGCGTCCGACCTGTGGCGCTACGCCAGTTTGGAGACCTTATCGTTACCGACGAAAAGGGTGTTGATCATTATGTGAATATCAAGACCAGTTCCGGTGGATCCGATAATGCGTTCTCTAAACTGGGCTTTTTGTGGGCCTTCACCGATCTACCCATCGAAAAACTCCCCAAGTCTATATCGAATAAAAAGTGGTTTGAACTTATCACTAAGCACAAGAAAGATGTCGGTCGTGATTACTGGTTCTTGAGCCTTGATAAGTCAGACATGAACAATGTGACACTCCGTGGTGTCAAGCAGGTTGAAAATTGGGCTAAGAATCCGACTAACAATCTGCAAATCAACTGGCGTAAAGAGCATGATACAAAGGTCAAAAAATATACCTTTGAACAGGCTTGGAACCGTGTTATAATCGACGGCGTGCTTTTCTGTTGGGAAAAGTATTGTGACTCAATGCTAGAAGGTATCAAGTATCGCAATGCCTATAAAAAGTGAAATCTATAACGACGACTGTTTCAATGTGTTTCCACTCATACCAGACAACTCTATTGATCTGGTGTGTGTGGATCCACCTTATGGTACAACGTCTATACATTGGGACAAGGTCCTTGACTTTAACAAGATGTGGGTCGAACTAGAGAGAATGTGCAAGCCTACTGCCAATATCATTATCTTTGGTAGCCAGCCTTTCTCTAGTCTTGTTATCGTCAGCAAACTAGATTGGTTTCGATATGAACTAGTCTGGAATAAGAACAAGTGTGGGTCTCCCGGTCTTGCAAAGCATAGACCGCTAAAGGTCCATGAGAATGTTATGGTGTTCAATCGTAAGACTGGTGGCACCTATAATCCTATCATGGAAGAAGGTAACCCATACTATCGTGAGACGACTAAAGAGAATGGTTATGGCTCTGGTAAGAATACACATGGCTACGGCTTCGGCAATAAGCCTACATTCAAACTAGAGAACAATGGCACAAGATACCCTAAGAGTATCCTCCACGCATCCAGGAACTTCTCTGCTCAACAGACGGTGCATCCTACACAGAAGCCAACCAATCTATTAAACTGGCTCATCATGACATACTCTAACCCGGGTGAGACTGTTCTGGATTTTTGCATGGGTTCGGGTTCTTGCGGAGTGTCCGCTAAAGAAACTGGTCGCTCTTTCATAGGGGTTGAAAGAGAGAAGGAATATTTTGAAATATCTGGCAGGCGGATCGCCGAGGCTGCCGAGGGTGTTGTCAATCCCGACAACAAACAATTGACAACACAAATGCTTGATGTAAGTCAAAAATCTAGCGGTAAATTACCCCTATAATGAAATCAACGACTTAGGGTGCGACGTCCTGTCGCACCTGTTTACATACGATTTTTGTTGACTGTTCCGCTGGTCGTGCTATAATGTGAGCATGATCAAAGCAAAACGCAAACCCCGTTCCGACCGTAAGCACCTAATCTATAGCTTGGCTATAAATGGCCGAGAGTATATCGGTGTTACCTTTGTTGATAAAGGTCGTATCAACGCCTCCCTCACCCGTCGCTGGCAAAAGCATGTCCGCCGTGCATTGACCGAAGGCAAAGACTGGAAATTGTGCGTAGCCATTCGCAAGTATGGCCCCGATAATTTCAACGTTTCTGTCCTCGAGGTCGTGCGTGGCAAGACTGCTGCCCATTTGCGTGAGCGTGAATTGATTAAAGAACGTAAGCCCAAACTCAATACGGATGTGCGCTAATGTCTAATCCCATCTTTCTCGACCTTATCAATATGCATGAACTGGATTTGCAGATTGTTTTAAAAGATGCAATCGCAAGTCTTGAGCCTCGGCAGCGCCTTGTGGCTGTTCGTCGTTTCTATCAAAATCAAAATCTATCATCAATTGCGGAAGAGTTGGGTGTTTCTGACAATCGTGTGTGGCAGATCGAAGCCAAGATACTCCGCAAACTTAAACAGGGCCTTACCAGCAAACGTATGTAAACCAGGGGTGCGACAATCTGTCACATAGACAACCGATCCGTTCCGTGCTACTATACGTCCATAATCGATGAAAGGAATCTAATATGTCTAATCCCCGTTTCGTTAAAAAGTCCTTTAACCTGGACGTGGCCACTCTTAATGCTCTCACTAACTATTTTGAGAATGGCGGCACCATTAAAGTAGCCAAACCTACTAAACGTCCGAAGAATAGCATTACTCGTGGTAAATCAATAAACGTTAGGGGTTAATCATGGAAGTTTTCGCTGTAATATGGTTCATGGAATATGAGGGTGAGCAATTGTTGGGCATATTCTCTGATTATGTCAAGGCTCGCCAGTATGTGCTGGATCAAAAGGACGAAAACGTTTCAATACGCAAAGTAGTATTGAATGAAATATATCAATTCGGTGCTTGTGGAGAGGAAATATAATGACTGATATCGTTCTCTTTATTGTAGTGTTTGCTCCTCCGATTGCGTTTGCGTTAATCGCTCTTACTAACATGGAGAATTGATATGATTACGACTGTCAATCTTGATACTCAAGAATATCGTGAGAACATGGAATTGCCCATGGAAGAACTCGCCACCACATTATCTGAAATGGGAATGAAGCGGGATTGCCTGACTGATCCCGAACTTGTAACAATAGCAACCCGCAAGTTAAAGACCTTGCGCCTTATTGCTGCTACTGTTATGAATGAAGATTTGCTCAAGGCCGTGATGGCTGAATAGGAGAACTAATATGACTGTGTTTTATTCGATCTATGATGAACGTGGTACCCGTGAGTATTGCTTCACACAGTACCTTGGCAATCTACTCCTTGAAACTGATATTTCATATTGGATTGTTCCTGGCACTATAAACGATATGGACGAACTGGAGGATATTTTCATATGATGGACGAAACTAAAGTCATGCAATATGCCGCACTCGGTATGGTTGCTACGTTTGCCTTTATCGGCACTTTGCTGTGGATCGTTATTGATAGGACGAACTAATGCGTGTATATCTTCTGATATGTGAAGCGCACTCCGACGATGATCGGGCTATAGGTGTGTATTCATCTATTCAAGCGGCTCGTGATGCCTGGGAGGCATGGCCGAGTCGACCTTATTACCCGTTCTATCGTATTGAAGGGCGAACGCTGGATAATCCTGCTGTAGAAGGTCCAGCGCCTATCAGTGAAGTTGTTGAAGTAGGAGATATATAATGGCTGATGCTCATACCGATGAAACTGTTTATTTGCCTACCATAGAGTTGTTGAATAACACCGAACTGTGGGGTGAAGTCGGTGTGGTAGTGTATAGTAAAGCGTTTGCTGCTAACGGTGTTCAAATCTGGATGGTGCCTGAATGACAAATGCAATCCACTTTGTCGGTTTCAAAAATGACCGTTATCATACGGCGGTTGCTGTGTTTGGTAAGCCAGACTTTATCCATAGGTTCTGGGATTATCGTGCAGTCTGCGAGGTGCAGGAAAACGACATTGTGGTATTTGCTGATGGTGATGAAACACAAAACGTAAATCCTTTTGCTTTCGATGACTCGGCTAACTTCTAAGGAGATATATAATGGCTAATGTTAAGACTTTCAATCTGTCGATCTATATGGTCGGTATGCCTGATATCACGTTTCGTGGTATCTCTCGTGTAGCAGTAAAACGCTATATAAAGTATTATTCAACTGAATTAAATTACCGTGGCAATCATGTAGAGGCCCGATAGGAGAATTAAAATGGCATATCAGTATGTGGATGGCGCTCGTGGTGGTCGCTTAAAGATGTGGTGTGAGGGAGTTGAGGTCGAGGCTGATGCCCGCACCCAGTTAGACAATATTGCGGCACTCCCGTTTATTGCTGGCCACGTTGCTGTTATGCCGGACGTCCATCTTGGCAAGGGTGCAACGGTTGGGTCGGTTATTCCGACGGT